AAGAACCTCGGCATCGTGCGCGCCACCAACACCTCCAACTTTGATTGAGGTAACTAACCATGGCACAACCTTCCCAGTTTGAACTGTCAACCGAGCAGTATCTGGTTGCTACCCACTACATCGCCTCCTCGGTGGCTGATGTGCAGTTCTACACCGCTCCGGTGAAGTGCGAAGTGGTTGCAATCCGTGAGGTGCACGCCGTTGCTGGCGATGATGGCTCCGCTGTTACTGGCACGATTCGTCGCTGCCAAGGCACTGAGGCCGCCACTGCTGGTGATGACCTGCTTGGCACCACCAAGATCAACCTCAAGGGCACTGCTCTGACCGAGCAGGCTCCTGCTCTGACCAGCACCACCGCCAACCTGACCCTGGATGCAGGCGACCGCCTGTCTCTGGATGTCACCGGCACCACCACCACCTTGGCTGGTGTGATCGTCACCGTGCTGCTGAAGCGCGTCTGATGGGGCTGTTCGCTTTTAGGCGACTGCGTGATCGTGAGGCTGCCTCTACGGAGGTGGCCTCTCTTTCTATGCCAGAGCCCACTCCTACACTGACCCCAGAGGTGCAGACAGATGGCAGTAGTAATCGACGCAACAGCGGGCGGCGCAAACGCCAACAGCTACCTGACGCTGGTGCAAGCGCAGGCGATCATTGACGGATTCGTCGAGGACGCTGACGTGCAGCATTGGAACAGCGGCAACACCGACAGCCGCAACCGGGCATTGTTCACCGCAACGCAACGGCTAGACCGTGAGCGGTTCCTTGGCGCACGAGCAACCGATACGCAGGCGCTGCAGTGGCCCCGTACTGGCGTGCGCAAGCCTGACACCTATATCAACACCTACGCAGTTGGGTTTCCGTTTCGCATTACGACGGATTACTTCACCGATACTGAAATCCCGCAGCAGATCAAATACGCGCAGGCTGTGCTGGCGGTGTTCCTGCATAACAACACCAGCGCATTGGGGCTAAGCGGGCTTGAGGACTACAAAAACGTCAAGATCGGCAGCCTTGACGTGACGCCCAATCTTGGCTACGGCGCTGTCGGTGCAGATAAGGTGCCGCCGCTGATGGAGCGCTACCTGACAGGGCTTAGAATCAGTGGACCAGGCAATGTTGCCATCCGCAGGAGCTGACCATGGGTTACAAGTACCCCGGCGCTGAGTTCATCGACGACACCGCAGCGCACGCTGGCCGTTTTGGCAAGATTGTTGCGCTTGAGGATTCGGTGATCGCCAGCCTGACCGCAATGGACTACACCGGCAACACGCTGAGCGCTATCCCGCTGAATGCAAGCTGCGAAATGGACGGCGTGTTTACCAGCATCACACTGACCAGCGGCACTGTCATTGCCTATAAGCTCTGATGGCACTTGCTGCATCGCTACAGAACGTTGCCAGCAAGATCATGGCAAAGCTGGGCGGTGAAGTAACGATCCGCCGTGTTGCGCTGAGCAGCTACAACACCACCACAGGTGCAGTTACCGAGACCAATACAGACGTTGGCATCAGGGGAGTGTTGGAAGATGTCACCGTGCGCGAGGTGAACGAACTGGTGCAGGCTGGTGATAAGCGGCTGATCGTGGCAGCAAAGGACCTAAACGGCACAGTGCCAACCACGGTTGACAAGGTGCTGATCAACAGTGTCGTGCATCAAATCATCCGCATCCAGACGATCGAGCAGGACAACACCGCGATCACCTACGAGATGATCCTAAGAGCATGAGCAACCTGCCCATCCGCGATATTGGCAAATACATGGGAGACCAGCTTGAAACGCTGCTGCGCGTGACGGTGCTGGAGGCTGACAGCAGGCTTAAGTTGCAAAGCCCGGTCGATACTGGCAGGTTCCGCGCTAGCTGGCAGGTTGGTGAGAATGCAGCGCCAGGTGGCATTGCGCCAGAAGGACAGTTTGATACAGGCAAAACTTTCAAGACATCCAAACGCGGCAGGAGCACTCAAGAGGTGTTGCCTATTCAAAGACTTGGCTACGGCCAAGAGCGCGTAGGCAACTACTACAGCGTGCATAACAACCTGCCATATGCCGAGCCGCTGGCGCAAGGCCACAGCCCGCAGGCCCCGGCAGGATGGGTAGACCGTACAGCCCGTGAGATGCAGCGTTTCGTAGACCAGAACTGGGAGCGCATCAGGAGGCAAGGCTGATGGCCGCTGTCAACCTCAATACCATCCGCGCCACCATCGAAGCACGGCTTGCCACCGAGCTGGCATTAGCGCCAGCAATCCCGGTGGTGTTCCATAACCAGCCTTATGTGCCGACACCAAACAGCTCATGGGTGCAGTGCCTCGTCAGCTTTGGCGCTAATGATTACCTGACCATGGGCGGCACCACCGGCAGCAGCAACAGCGTGATCGGTGTGGTGGCAATCAATATCTTCACGCCTAAAGGCGTCGGACCTGGCGCTAACCTGACGATTGGAAAACGCATCCGGGACCTTTACAATAGAGCCATAGTCAGCGGCGTTCATTTTGACCCGCCGATCGGACCCGAGGTAGTGGCTGCGCCAGCACCGGAGGGTTTCTTCCAAACACAGGTCAGACTGACCTTTGAAACCTTCGAGGATCTCTAGCCATGGCTTTTTACCGAGGGCAGCAAGGCAGCGTCAAGTTCGACGATGCTGGTTCGACCGCTGCAGCAATTACCAGTACACGGTCCTGGTCGCTGACCGTTGAAAAAGAATCGCTTGACACCACTGCACTGGGCGCCACCTACCGCGCCAACGTCGGTGGGCTGATTAGCGGCAGCGGCACCTGCGAGGTGCTCTACACCGCCAGCAGCAGCGACGAGACCAACGTGTTCATTGAGCACGTCAACACCACAAGCGACGAAGGCGGCGCACTGTTTGAGCTGTATCTTGACACAACTGGCACCAAGAAAATCAGCTTTGATGGCGTGATCACTTCGGCTGAGTATTCGGCTACCGTGGGTGAAATCGAAGTCATTACATTGAACTTCGTCACCAACGGCGCTATCACCCTGGACATCTGACAATGGCTTTCTATCGCGGGCAACAAGGCACGGTCTTCTTTGACAAGGCTGGCAGCGGCGGCGTTTCCGAAATCGCTGCTGTGCGGTCTTGGAGCATGACCGTTGAGAAGGAGTCGCTGGATGTCACCTCGCACGGCGCCACCTACCGCGCCAACAATGGTGGCCTGATCAGTGGCTCTGGCACCATTGAGGTGATGTACGACGCCCCAGGCGCTGGCGATAAGCTGGACCTGATCAAAGATGTCAACGAGGCCAATGATGCAGCAGATGCATTTGTTGAGCTATACCTTGACGAAACCGGCGGCAAGAAAATCACCGGCAGCATCGTGGTGACAAGCACGGAATACTCCGCTACTGTTGGCGAGATTGAAGTTGTAACGATCAACTTTGTCACCAGCGGATCCCTCACCCTTAGCATCTAATGCCTGCCACGCAACGCCCGGTTGATCTGCTAGCCGGTGCATTTGACCTTAACCAGCGTCGTAAGTTCAGCATCAAGAACGATGCTGGTGATACGGTGCTGGACCTTTATTTTAAGCCGATCACCCGCGCCGACCGCAAACGTGCCACCACGATGGCAGGTTCTGATGAGGCGCTGGAAATCAGCACCTACATGCTGTGCCAGATCGCTGAGCTGGAAGACGGCAGCAAGGCATTTGCAGCGGCTGATGCAGCCAAACTGCAACGTGAGCTGCCTGAACGGGTGCTGAACGAACTGGAGCTATTCCTGTTTGGCCTTGGTGATGATGCTGGCCTTGAGGAAGCAAAAAAAGGCTAGGCCAGGACAGTTGGCTCTTTTTTGAGTTCTTCCTGGCTACTGAGCTTGGCATGACGGTCAGCCGGTTGCGCACTGAGCTGACCGATGCTGAGTTCGTCCATTTTGCAGCGTTTTACGAAATCAAAGGCGAACGCGAGAAAGAAGCGATGGATAAGGCTCGTCGTAGGTAAACTGACGCTATGGCAGTCTCCAACGTTGAGTTAAGGGTTGACGCGCGGCAGGCGGTCAACGCGTTGCGGGATGCCATGCGGGCATCTGCTCAAGCCGAGACTGCGACTCAAAAATTAAAGTCTGCTTTTGCAACTGCCGGACAGGTTCAATCTGTCTTTAGCGCAAAGGTAGCCAATACAGAAGCAGCAATTCGACAGCAGATCGCTGCATTGCGAGAAGTCCAGAGCAAAGTTCAGATCGGTGGCGCACTATATCAAAAAGCTGGCAAGCAGATTGCAGAATACGAAGCTAGGCTGCAAAGCGCAAACCGCGCAACTAACGAAGCCGCTAGTGCCCTAGCAGGCCTAGCCATTGGCGCGGCGGCATTCAACGCACAGCGCATTGCAACATCATTTCTTGATGCAGCAAATGCTGCTAATGCAGCGCAAAGCCGGATCAAATTAGTTAGCCAAGGCTTTGACGATTACCGCCTAGTCTTGCAGTCTGCTCAGAATGCAGCCGATACGTTTGGGCTTTCACAGACGCAAGCAGCTAATGCAGTTGCAGATATTTATACAAGATTGAGACCTGTTGGTTTCCAACTGAATGAAATCAACGCAATCTATGAAGGTTTTAATACCGCCGTCAAACTAAGTGGAGTTAATGCCGATGCAGCTTCTGCTGCATTCTTGCAACTGTCGCAAGGCCTAGGCAGTGGCACGTTGCAAGGTGATGAACTTAGATCTGTTCTTGAACAGATGCCAACGATTGCGCAGGCAATCGCAAAAGAGCTTGACATAAACGTTGGCAGCATCAAAAAGTTTGGCTCTGAAGGTAAGATTACGGCTGATGTTATTGTCAGAGCGCTCGACCGCGTGCGAACGGAAGGAGCGCAAAAATTGGCAGAGTCGCTGGACACTCCGCAGCAAAGAATTGTTGATTTGGAAAATGCTTTTGAAGATTTTAAGATTGAAGTAGCTAGCAGCGTGGCTCCTGTTGTTACAGGAAGCATCAAGCAAATAACAGCAGCACTGAAAGAGGCAACAAGATTTGTTGGTGATCTGAAATCTGGTTTTGAAGTTTTGGCTGGCGCCATGGGTGGCGTAAGCCTTGGCGTGTCGAACATTGATAGCGGACTTGGAGGGTTAATTGGAAGATTCAATGAGATGGGACGCAATAAAGGATTGGCTATGTTGCTTGATGTGATGACCCTTGGCGGCGCTTCAATCCTCGGCGGAGTTGCCAATGTCGGCGCGCGCAAAAGAGGCGCCAAGGGGTACGACGCACCGGCTGGGCCGGAAGTGCCAATTCGTCTTTCGATGCAAGGGCGTGATTTTGGCGGCAGAGATACAAAAAAAGGCAAAGGCAGCGCCAATAAGGCCGCACGTGAAGCAGAGCGCGCGGCTGAGGCTGCCGCCAAAGAGCAGGCCCGCGTTGGGCAGGTCATCCGCGACCGGCTGGCAGAGGGGCAAATTCTGCAACTGCGCTCAACCATCCAAGACAAGATTGCCGCCGCTGAGACGGCTGGCGATAAGCAACTTGTTGCGCGCTTACAAGGCCAGCAAAAAGCGCTCGACATTCAGTATCGCTACGCGCAGGAGTTGGCCAAGGAAAAAGACATCAGAGCGCAAGAGGCAATCATCTATGAAGGCAACACGGCATTGGTTGCTAATCAGCGCGAGGTCCAGCGCGAGTTAAATGAGCTGCAGCAAGAAAGTGCCGTCAACCAGATTGCTGCACTTGAAAGGCAAGTCAATTTGCAAGCTGAATTAACCGATGGGCAAAGGTTACAGCAAGAGCTAGGAAACGGCATTGCAAATACCATCGGTCAAGGTATGACATCAGCGTTCGATGCGTTGATTCAAGGCAGCGAAAGTTTTAGTGCCAGTCTGCGGCGCATTGCATCAGGCGTGCTGGTTGATATCGCACGGCAACTAATTCAGATTTACATCATTAACAAAGCTATCAGCGCTATCGGCAACCTGTTTGGTCCCAAAGCGGGCGGGCTTTCATATTCAGGCGTTAGCGGCAGCGCGCTGAGCACATCAATGCTGTCGGGTAATTTCACGGCAACGCCCTTTAGTACAGCCGGAATGGGCCTATCGTTCCGCGCCAACGGCGGCAGTGTCCGTGCCGGGCAGCCGTATGTGGTTGGTGAGCGTGGCCCTGAGCTGTTCATGCCTGGGCGTAGCGGCGGCATTGCACCGACTGGCAGTTTTGGCGGTGGCGTCAACGTGGTGGTTAATGTCGATGCAACTGGCAGTAAAGTACAAGGCGACCAAGGGCAAGGCGCTCAGCTTGGCCGTGTCGTGGCCAATGCTGTGCAAGCAGAATTGATCAAACAGAAGCGCCCAGGAGGATTGCTCGCCTAATGGCTACATTCCCAGCGATCACGCCATCGTATGGCGCACAGAAGACCAGTCAGCCACGGGTTCGTAACGTGCAGTTTGGTGATGGCTACGCGCAACGGTTGCGGTATGGCCTGAACCAGGATCCAAAGCAGTGGGACCTGACATGGCAGAACATCACCGAGACCAATGCAGACACGATCGAGACATTCCTAGAGGCACGCGCTGGCGCTGAATCGTTCGATTGGACCACACCAGACGGAAGCACCGGTAAATGGATCTGCCAGCAATGGACCAAAGTGATTCCATATCTGAACCGGGCGACGATCACCGCAACATTCACGCAAGTGTTTGAACCATGAGCGGCGAACTATTCCGGGAGCTAATCAGTTCAAACCCTGCGGCGATCATCGAGCTGTTCGAGCTTGAGTTGATCCAGAAGATCCATGGCAGCAACACAATTTACCGCTTCCACAATGGCGTCAATGGCACGCTGACAAAAGGCGACGTCTATTGGGGCGGCAACAATTACATGGCCTTCCCGATCGAGGTGGGCGGGTTTGAGTACAGCGGCAACGGGCAACTGCCACGGCCCAAGGTCAGGGTGTCCAACCTGTTTGGGTCGATCTCGTTGATCCTGCTGGATGTCAACGCTTACACAGTCGGCAACGACCTGACCGGTGCAAAGTTCACGCGGATTCGCACGCTGAGCCGGTTCCTTGATGCCAATAACTTTGAGGGTGGCGCCAACCCATACGGCACACCAGACCCGACCGCTGAGATGCCGCGTGAGGTTTATTACGTTGATCGTAAGGTCACCGAGACGCGTGACTTCGTTGAGTTCGAGCTGACGGCTGCGTTTGACCTAGCTGGTGTGCGTGCCCCGAAGCGCATTGCACTGGCCACTGCCTGCCCGTGGGAGTATCGCGGTTCTGAGTGTGGCTACACCGGCACCAACTACTTCGACGAAAACGACAACGCGCTGGCGACAAGCCCTGCGACCAACTTCGCGGCTGGCACTGCAACCCTGAGCGCTGGCAGCAGTTTGTTTGTGGGTCAATCGCTCACATCTGCAAATGCTTGGTTCAGGACCACGCTGCAGGCTGACTCAAACCTGGTCACTTATGCCAAGGACAACCCAAGCGCTAATGCACGATGGGCACTCGACACGGTCGGCTCTGATGCTTATCGGCTTGTGATGCAGACCGACGGCAACCTGGTCATGCTGCGCAGCAATGGCTCGGTCATCTGGGCCACGAACACGGCGCTGCTGGGCACACCAACGGCTGTCAGGCACATGGATTGGCGGCTTGAGAGCACGATCAACACCGGCCGCGCTGGGGCATTTTTCTACGAGGTGCTCGGCAATGCTGACACCTACGCAGGGCAGTCGCGCACGGCGACGAAGCTGTTCACCGTTGGCACCAAGACTGTGACGCTGAGCTACACGGCAACATCTGTCGAGCTATCGCAGGCCTACAAAGACGCCTTTACCGCACTAGGCCGGACGGTGAACTATTCATGGACGCAGGGCTCACCAACCATCAATGACGACTACGGCGATCCCAACCTGAAGCCCATGGCCAAGGCAACCGTCAGCGCATCAACGGGCATGTGGCGGGTCAACGAATACTTCAACGCGCAGGTAACCGTCAGCAGCAACAACCCATGGCGCAACGGTGACCCTGTCGTCAACCCCGGCACCTTGGGCACCTTCACCAGCGTTGCAGCGGTCTACTACCTGCGGACTGCCAGCGGCTATTCAACCAACTACCTGACGCAGCAGAACGACGCAAACCTGGTGCTGTATCACGGCGGCACCACGACCCCGCTATGGGCTTCTGGTTACAGCACCGCCATCGAGCCACGGATTATCACCGGCACCGTTGACGCGTTGAATGATGTCTGCGGTAAGCGGCTAAGCAGTTGCCGCAAAAGATTTGGCGAGAATGCACAGCTACCGTTCGGGGGATTCCCGGGCGTTGGAGGGTTCTACGGATGATGAAGTGGCAAGAGGCTGCGGTTGAGCACGCGCTGGCGGAGGCGCCGAAAGAGGCATGTGGCCTGCTGGTGGTGGTCAAAGGCCGCAAGCGGTACTGGCCCTGCCGCAACCTGGCGCAGACGCCGCAGGACTTCTTTGTGCTCAGCCCTGAAGACTACGCCGAAGCTGAGGATGCAGGCGAGGTGGTCGGTGTGGTGCACAGCCATCCGCGCACACCCGCAACACCAAGCGATGCCGACAGGATGGCCTGCGAGCGCAGCGGTCTGCCGTGGCACATCGTCAACCCTGGCACGCTGCAATGGGAGACATGCGAGCCAAATGGATTCAAGGCGCCGCTGATCGGACGGCAGTGGGTGTGGGGCGTGAGCGATTGCTGGACGCTGGTGCGTGACTGGTACGCCGAGCAGTTTGCATTGCACCTCCCAGATTGGGAGCGGCCGGAGGTGATGCAGCAGTTCAACGAAGACCCCATGTTCGATCGCTGCTGGGGCGAGGCCGGGTTCGTCGAGGTGGATGTTGAGCGGCTGCAGGTTGGTGATGCGCTGCTGATGTCACTCGATGGCGCACGGGGCCTGAACCACGTTGCGGTCTACGTTGGCGATCAGATGATCCTGCATCACATTCGCGGGCGGCTTAGTTCACGCGACTTGCTCGGCAGCTATTATCTGAAGAACACCGGGCGTGCGCTCCGGCACTCAAGCAGGTGCC